AGAGGGTGATCCTATTGCTGCGGTGCTGGCTAACGAAATGGCAATTTACCTGAACACCATGAACAAGGAAAAAGAAATTCCTAAAGTTCAGAAGAAGTATCCTGACATAAAGAAATAAGCTTACGGTACTTCTCTTTAGTGGACTCCCGCTTTGACTGCTTCATCAGCCTTTTGTATTTCTTAATCAGCTTATCTTTATCAGTCATGTGTCTAGGATGAATAGGATTCTCAGAATAATCTAGGCTCCAGTATTCAATTAGACCAATAAGTATATCTTCAACAGATGCCCCTAAGTGCCTGCAATACCTATTGAACGCATTGATTACCTTCCCCTCAAATGCGTTAATCTCCCGTTGCAGAACTTGCCTAACGTGCCCCGTCCTATGATCGTGATCTAGAACGGGGTCCGTTATGGGCAATAGGGATATGGGGTCAATCCCTTTCTGCTTATTGAGAACGTTGTCTCGATAAGCCTTTAACTCTTTGTACTTAAGCTTGCTTGCCATAGTTCAGTCCAGAGAAGAACTGATAGCTGTCATTTAGCTTATTGAACGCAATTATCCCCCACTCTACCTTATCAGTGGGCCATTGCTTCACCTTCATCTCAGTGGACTCGCAGTCAAATACGACGCTGAACACATCTGGGATGTAGTCTAGATCCCACTGCTTTGAGATAATCTGGGCTTCAATGGCTAACTGGCAACAGTCCGTATCGTAGCTCTTGTTCTTATCGTTCCTGAACTTGAAGTCGTACAACTCGTACTTCCCTCTTTTGTTCATGCAAATAAGATCAAGCATACCAGCAACATTCAGATCGTCATCCAGCACAGAGTACTCCATGTGTAGAGGAGCTGTCTCTGTTTTGGATATATGCTCTATGAATTTACTAGCGTACTGCTTGTACGGCCCGTGATAATCAGCTCCGTCTTGGTACTGTTTAAGAGCTTCCTCTAAGCCTGCGTGAGCTTTTGTACCGAACTCTGATGATGTTACCTTAGTACCATCTTCATCAATTCTGTAGCCCCACAGACGCTCTTTAAGTTTAGCGGGGGAATCATCAGGGTAGAATTTAGTGTACTCAATCAGCTTGTTCTCTCTCCAGATGTTCATGTCGAACCCAGATAGACCTTTAGGCATAATTGAGAGAACGCCAGTAACCGAGGGAGAAACTCCCCCGTGCTTCTTGGCTTTGGCTATACTGTCTACGGACTTAACCAAAGACACCTTGCCTGTACTGCTTTTTTTGTAGAAGTGCATTACAAAGATATATTAGGCTCCTCTACCATCTTGAAGATTTCTTCCTTGTACTTGTCGAGTAGGGTTAGCTTCAGCATCTGGATGTAGTCCTTGTCGGATAATCCTTCTGCTCTGAAGCCGTATATCTCTTCTCCATCAATCTGAGCTTTCTGGCGATGATACGTGCCTCCATCTAGATGTAGTGTATCTTCGTCAATACGCCTGTACTCTCGGTGATGTACACCGCCAACAAGAGCAGCTATCGATTCTGTTCCATTGTGATCAGAGGATAAGTAGAACTTGCACCATTGTACAATCTCTCCCCAATCAATCGCTGGGCTTGCTGGACTCTGCATTGTTGGCGTTCGATTTGATTTGATTCACTATCTGATCTTTGAGATCGTCAATTTCTGCACCAGTAAGATTCTCCCAAGAGCGATTGACGTTCTTCCTAGCAAGGTCGTGACCGAAGTTCACGATAGCGTTAAGAGTCATTCCCTGAAGGAGATCAAGGACTGACTGACTATTAAACACGTTATTGATCATATGATCCTTAACTTGTTCGTCCGTTATGTTTTCTTTTTTTATTTCGTTAGACATAATTTATAAGTATTGTTCAGATTCAAGAAATGCAAGTGCTAAAATGCAGTACCCGATAAGATCTATGAATGTATCCTTAACGGTCTCTTCTGCAACTAAAAGTTTACCATTCTTGCAATAGGATTTTAGTCTTTGTACTTTGTCCCCTATGCGTATGCAAATAGAGACTAGAGTGCCTACACCGAATTCCTCGGATTGTTGGAAGTTAGCGAATATAGATTCCCCGTTAACGGTGTAGTCGTTCCGCTTCTTGTTAAGCAATCCCCTTATTTCGGGGAAAAGCTTATCCAAGAAATCGTCAAACTGTGCTGGCGTCATGTCGCTCATGCTTCTTTAGGCCACATTCCTCTAGATTGCAAGTACTCTGTAACCTTGTCCATATCTGGAGTAATTCTTCGGGGCCAACGATTAACGCTTGATTTAGCTATTTTCCGGTTGTGAGACGCCTGACGGTTCACTTTGTAACTATCTCTTTTTTCTTGTATCTCTTTCAGCAAGTCTTTAGCCGACATAGGCAAGACACAGTCATTGCTGGCTTCAAGAGTGCCTCCGCTTATGCAGGCAGCTTTGTGCATCGCTGTCCTGAATCGAGAAGGTTGTATTTCGTGTACTACTTCGCCCTTTTTATTTTTTACTAACCACATTTCGTTTTCGTTCCTTTCTTTCTTTTTCTAGTTGTTTATGTTCTAGGTAATCTTTGAATACTTTCTCAGAAACTTGGTGGTGCTTGCCGCAACTCTTGCACCGCATTTGATGCCTTCTTATGCCAGCAGCACTAATTCTGGTCAAGTTTTTCTTTACGTCCTCAGATCCACAGTAAGGGCAACTCCATCTATCAGATCCCAAGGATACGCCAACGTGCGTTTTAGGCTTTGCGTAGTACGACAGCTCGTTGTACACCTCCTGAAGAAGCAGGACATCTCTTTTGCAGTACTCTACCATGTAATCCAAGGCTTCTTGGTCTTTGTCTAGAACTATATCAACCCAAAGGTCCCAACTGGTAGATATTTTACCCTGACCAAACAGGTACTTTCCTAGGTAGTCCAGTCTACCGGAGTTCAGTCCCATTTTCCTTGCCCACTTCAGAGTGTCAACTGTAGTTACATTAACATCTCCACGTATCTTGTGGTACATCATTCTACCCTTCAACCAAGGGAAATCAAAACGATCAATATTGTGCCCTACAATCTCATCAGCGTCTTCAATGACTTCAGCGAACTTTTTGATGATGCGGTAATCCGCGTTGTTGTTCTGCTCTCGCCAACGCCCAATTTTGTTGAAATCCCAGTCTATATTATGAACCTGTTTTTCGTGCTCAGTCTTCCAGCACATGGTTACAACTGCCCTTTCTTTGACGATATTATCATGCGGTATATTTATTTTGTATCCCGCTTTCCAAAGTAGGGCTATGTTTGGGCTTGTCTCTATATCTAGGAATACTCTTTTCATAATAATTTTGAGGCTAAGAATTGTGTACACATAGCTCCGAACTCCTCGTCGTAACAGCTAGTGTGTTGCTGTGTTTTTAGTACAGCGTGAAAAATTTCGTGAGCAATAACTGAGTTGCATTTTTGGCTTACGTAAATTAAAATGTTTGGGCCGTTTTTCCAACAGGCTCCTAAGTAATCATCTTCGAACTCTAGATCTGCATCTATGCCTTGGGAGTACACCCAGTTGCTGTACGATTCAAACGATCCTCCTATTTGGCACAGGTATCCTGTTGGCAAGAAATCGTTTTTGATAAAAAGTCTTTTCATGAAAAAAAAGGGGGCCTAGGTAAAAATCACAAAACCCTAGACCCCCTTGCTATGCAACAGATAACAATATACCAATATATGATGACTAGAAAGCCTCTTCTTCTGAAGAGGAAGTTGGTGAGGCTTCAGGATTATCCTGAAACTCCTGAAACGCTGCCCAGAGTTCTCTGGCTAGGTCCAAACTTTCAGTTGGAGTGCCGCCTCTTTCAGCAGCGATCTTAAAAATCATTGCCAAAGAAATAGCTTCGCTTCCAGATGTGCGAGTTGCTGGTGAAGCAGACCGTGGAGGCTGTTGTACGCCTTCAGGCTTTGAGAAAGACACCTTTCGGTTCCCCTTCTTGGTCTGCCCTTTCTCGACGATTTCAACGATGGAGCCAGCAGTAGCCCACCAAGGACTCTCTGTTGTTCCATTTGCATAAACTTGCTCTCCTCCTTCGAGGGTAACGGCGAAGGGATACAGAGTCCCGTATTGAGATTTCCAAGGTTCGCCGAAGCGTTCTGTTGATTTAATTGTGTCCATACGTACTAAAAGGCACTTAATTCGTGCTCTGTCAAGTCCCATTCGACAATTTCTGCATTTTTTTCTAGTTTTTCTAGATTTTGTATCTCGGTATGGAACATTCGGCGACTTTTCTGGAACCAGAGATCACGGTAAACGAGGATTCCACTGTTCCGCTGCTTAGACACGTAGAACTTACCATCGGGACCATCCACCTGCTCTCCAGCCTCTAGCTTCTTCTCCTTCTCCTTGTTTCTCCAGATAAGAGCAATGCTGTGCGACGCAGCGACTATGCCCTGCCCACCTAGTATGTGCTCGTTTTCCGGCACCCCAGCCGTAGTTGCCTTCTTCGCGTCACAGTGAGCTATCAGAATTACCGTAACCCTGTTGTCCAAGGCGAACTTAGCTGCTTGCTTCGCTATTCGCTCTTGCCCGTTCCAGTCGTCTTTCGCTGTTAAGTGCATCAGAGCATCTATTACAAATATATCGCATCCATATCTGCGATTAGCGTACAGGAAGTCATCCTTCAGGTTTTCCCAAGTGTTATCTGTGCCCTCCTCGGATTCAACAAACCAGAGTTTATCTGACAGAACCTGCACCTCGTCCTCGATCTTGTCAGGATCTGGGCATTTACCGTTCTGCATCCACAGCATCTGCATCAGCATCGACGAACTAGGTATCTCGAATGACGCAACACATCCCCTGCGATCATTAGCCACCATTTCGTGCAACACCATCTGGTACATCAGTTGGGATTTTCCGTGTCCTGCGTACCCTCCTAGTGTAATTAGTTCGCCCTCACGCAATCTAAACGGAAGCTCAGGCCACATGAACGGATTGTGTGCTTTCTCGCTTTCATATCTCTGGACCTCATCAGCAACATCTGAACCTAGGCTCGCTGCTGTGCGTATCGTAGGAGGATCATTGGACTCCGCAGACTGCACTAGATCTGGAGCATCTGTAGGAGATTTGCGTAGTAGATCGTTGGCGTCGTTGATCCCTTCTGGGTACTGCACCGTCCTACAACGCTGCAACCCAAGCCGTTTAGCTATCGCTTTTGCAGCTTTCTGCCCAGCTTCATCGTTGTCCATCGCTATGTAGATGTTCTCGAAACGGGACAACGCCTCGTAGTCGTTATCAATCCAA